ATTCCAACATCTTCTCTGCTTTGGTTCTTGCTACATCTATTTCCCCATACTTTTCTACATCAAAACCTACACCCGATGTTTCATCACCCATCCACATCTTAGAGCCAGTTGGGACACCTGCTGATGCTACAATCTCTTTCAGAGGGTGGTCTTCAGGCAGAGCATCTACCCATTCTTGACCTTTATGAAGTACCTGAGATGTTGCTGTTGTGCTACCTGATAAAACTGATGCGGCTACAGTAGCAATCCATTGCTGTTCTGCTTGTACCTTGAGTTTCTCTGTTATAGTCAGGTTAGGATTCTGCCATAACTCTGAAAGTCCGTGATACCAAGCATTCATCTCTTGTGTAAACTCTGCGACATTCTCACCTATCAACTCATTAACTACATATTTCTTAGCATTCTGTATCGATTCTTTACCACCTTTTCTAAACATATTCATCATTGGAACGATGCTGATTCTCTCTGTTACCATCTCTATCGTTCCATCTATAGCCGCATATCTTAACGACTCAGGTACTGGCATATCCTCTGTCCTTGCACTACCATAGGAAGAACCTGCTGTAAAAGTTCCCATCATAGCCAAGCCTGTCCAAGGATTAGCAGTAGCAAAACTTGCTAACATCGAGACTGCCATAAGTGGTGCAGATTCTACTGCCGCCAAAACTCCTTTTTGTGTCAGGCTCAAACCTTCAGGTGGCTGAATTGTTTTTCTGTCTGCCATGAGTTCATCGGTGATTTGTTTGATTAGTGCAAGTTCTTCTTCTTCCGTTTTAGTTTCCCTGCCAATTAAATTATTGAAACCTTCCCTCATCTTTTCTTGGTTTATACCCAATGAGCCAAGCAGTCCGAGTCGTGGCATGTGCTCCAATGCTTTAGTAAGACCTGATTCAATACCTGCCTGTTTAAGTCCATACCATGACAGTTGACTTTGGTTAACTATCCTCTTTCCTACATCTTTAAACATGGACTCATCCTGATTCTCAACCAACTCATCAACGAATGCTGTATGTTGGTCTGCCCAGTTTGCGTCAGTCATTGCTTCATCAGATAATAAACCTTTATCAACAGAATCGATAACAGGCTTACCCATCTCATCCCATAGAGTACCTAATCCCATGAAGGATTTATCTTGGTTATTCTTATTGGTTTGTTCGTCTAGGTAATTAAACAGACTCATACAACTCCTTTGAGGTTACGTTTTAATGGTTGACTCCAATTGAAGGTATGTTCACTATATCCAACTGCAAGATACCTCATCGAATCCGCACCATGAGATGCCCAATTGTGCTGAGGTCGCTTCCTCCAAACCTTCATGTTGTCATCCCAATCTCTTGAGTAGTTTAACAGACAGTCAATACCCTTCTCACACTTTTCTTCATCAATCCAACACTTGTCTAATAATGTCCTGACTTGTTGGATGCCATCATCGACTAGAAGGTCAGGTGCAATGTCAATGTCTCTGATACCTAAATCCTCCAATGTCTCGATACGACTCTTGCCTGTGCCTAACTCCCTGACTCGAACATCATGTGGGAATATGTGTTGGTCATATACGTAGCCTTTCTGCTGAAGAACCATTGCGTAATGCTCCAAGCCAACACCTGAAGTCTCATAGTAATCAATTATGTGAACCTCTGCTCCAATGAATTGTGCAAACCATATCGCTGTGGAATCACCTATGCCTAAATCCCAAGCAGTAACAACTCCTTTGGCTCTATCGTATGGAACTTTACAGATTCTATCCTCATCCTTCATACGTCTCATTTCGCTCTGAAAATAACTTCCCTCCGAGAAAATTAAGAAATCCCCATCCCAAATATGACCATAAGTGTCATTTCTTTTGTTCTTGTCATCTAGTCTAGTCATCTCCAAGACCTCAGGAAACCAAGGGTTATCCCGGTAATTCAATTCAACAATCTTAGAATTAGTTGGAGGGTCTAGCCTGAATCTCTCATGGGTGGCGGAATATTTGGAGGAGGGATTCCAAGTAATCCACAATTCTGAATCGACCTCGCGGATTGTGGGAATCAATACATCATAAGCACGACCACTTAATGCTTCAGCCTCATCGACCCAACACAATAGGATACGAGCCTTGGATTTGATGGACTCTAGTGAACGTCTCAGACCTGCAAATGTATAGGAGATATTGCCATCCTTAGAGCGTATATACTTCTCACCACAGTCATAATAGTCATTGAGCCAAGGGACTGACTGAATGGCTATCTTTATCTCCTCAAATGAAGACTCACCCAATGAGTTCATAAACTCTCTAGCACATAGTATCTGACCTTTTGTTGGTGGTATTGAATTACCTAACTGATAACCTTTGACTGCTGTCATTAAAGCAAATGAACGTGTCTTGCCACTCCCGCGTCCACCAAAACTGCCTCTTACCCTAGCCTTACCTTCAAAGACTGGGACGAGTTTCTTAGGTAATTCTATCTCAGCAATCTCATGCTTCATTCTTTCGCAACTAATTCAATACGTGTTGGAGGCTTCATTGAACCATCCGAGGTTGTGTGGTCTATCTGTGACTTGTCTCCATATTTATTTGGCAGGAGTTTGGATGCTACCCATTTACGTGCATCTACTCTTAGTCTTGCAACCTGATAGTCTTGGTTCGTTGCATTGTCTGCGATGTCTAGAATTATGTCAGCCTCTCTCTCGCTCTGAACACTCTTCGCACGTGCGTATCTATCGGATAAACCTTCTTTGTTGTAAAGCCATCTATACCATGTATCAGCATTCGGTGACCAATCCTCATCTCTACAAATACTTATCACACTCTTACCACTAGCAATCTCATCTAGTATCTTTGTAACTAACTTCTCTGAATAAATACTTGGTCTAGCCATTTAACTTGTCGATGAGTTTCCATCGCTCCTCTTCATTATCCAAGGGAGTCTCACTCACCTCGAACTGTGTCAACTTCAAAAATAAATTAATCTGCTCGTCTATATCCTTAGCAGTCTTATCATCACCCATCAACTGTGCTGTGAACTCACACAATGCTATGTATTTAGTTGGTAGTGTTGCTAGGTCTAGTTGTAATGATTTATCTTCAGCCATGCTCCCTCATCAAACTCTCTAGATATAATTCTTCAGGTCTAGGCAGTACACAACCCAAGCCTTCTCCAAATTCCTGCACCCTCTCTAGGTACTCTGCGAACTCTTTTACTGAGAGTGTTGTCGTTGATTTTATCACCAAAATAGGTTTTCCATTAACTTCTTCGACAACTGGTGACAAATACTCTTGGGCAAGATACTGATGTAGAGCACCCTGAGAGTTACCTGTCTCTGTCAAAATACCGAGCCATAACCAATATAATTTATTTTGTTTAATGGAGCGTGTGTCCTTGTTAGGCTTCATCTCCACGATGACCTCATCGCACTCACTCTCCTTGAATGTCTGACGAGACATGTTCTCTAGAATATGAGCCTTGGGTTTATTCCTTTGAAGTAATCTTTTCATGCCATAATCCTTTTGCCTTTAGTTTTTTTTTGGTTTCTCGGATAGCGAACTCAGCCATCTGCATTAGAAATGCCTTCTTATAGTACGGATGGCTCTCAGTTTGGTCATATACTGAGTGACAGTAGTGGCAGGAATAGAACCCAACCTCATTACCATCCTCATCGACAGATTTCAGACCCATACCTGCTCCATTCTTATGTGCAAACACAGTTGTCTCGTTCATCCCACCGCCTATGCACTTGTCCAATCTCATAGTACAAGCCTCACCACGAGCACTCTCTTTTTGTTTTTTATTCATCTTATTATTAAACACCTATCCCCCAATCAATGAATGCCTCGATAGTATCCTGTACAGAATAAACCACCTTAACATCTCCACCATGCTCTTCAATTTTTTCTATCATCTCTTTCTGATTCTTACTCAACCTTCCTTTCGGAGTTAATGTTTTAGGTTTTTTAACTTCAAGTCCAAAGTACATGCCATCATGCACGATGGATATATCAGGGACACCTGACCTGACACCCTCATCCCTTAATCGTTTGGCTTCAAATTTATTCCGTTTACCACCATTCGGAACTGCCCAATAACATACACGTCTAATGTCTAGGTAATCACATATAGCACATTGAAGGTCATGTTCAGTCACTTATCTCCATCCTACCAAGACCATTCTGATACAAGTCCATCGTCAATCTTGATTTCATTTGGTCACACATATCTATGACATTTTGACACAACCGATTCTTCACATCCTCATCCTCAATTGCTCCGATGACATGGATAATTTCTGACATGGTGTGAACTAATTCTTCACGTTCTTTTTGAGATATTTTAGTTAGCGACATATCGGTCTAGGTTATCATTTTCTTTTTCTAGGTAATTTGCTAGACCATAAATTGCCCAATGAAATTGTGGTTTATCAGCCTTGATTCTGTGTGTCAAACCACTCAGGCTACACCCAAGATACTCGGCACATTTATATTGCGTAAGACCCATCTTTTTGATTTCAGCAGGGATGCTTTTGTAACGTATTTGACCCTTAAATTGTGGTGTTTTCATAGTGATATTTTGTAGTGAATATAGACTTGATTATATCACCTCTGATGACTGATTCCGACTTGGTTTGGAAATGTAGATGTTCAGCAAGGTATCAAATCTTCGATTTAAGCCACGATAGTTTCTCTGTCTAGTGCTAGTATCTCTTTTTAATAATCTCAAGAATGCTACATTTATATACAACTAGATATGAAATATTCTCCCTAGATTTTGACGCTAGTTTTTTAGGTACAACTGACGCACTATCGTTTGTCTTCTCGATGCTGAAGCATCCAAGATTGACCTTCATAAAGCAGGGGATAAATCCCTTTTTTTTCTTCTTTATTCTTATCGGGTTATGTTCCTGAGTTGGTGACTTTCGAGAAAAGAAATCCCTAACCGAAGACTCATAATCTTAGGCTAGAGATTTTATCGGTATAAA